AGGTGGAGCCGCAGGCGGTAAAAAAGTTCGACGTATGTCAAAAGGCGGAGCCGCTGGTGGTAAAAAAGTGATGCGTATGTCAAAAGGCGGGAGCCCCGCAATGACGTTAGCTCAAGTTAAGTCAGCAGCTAAAGCATTAGGCAAGAAAGTTGTTTAAAATATAGATGGCTTATTTGCATAGCAATATACCTTATTTTAAGGCATGGGTTCGTCGTGAATACACTCATAACCATGAGGCGTACCACGGCGAATTTTTACACGCTATGGTTATTGGTGTGACAACAATACCAAACAGGTCTTTAAGTTTTCAGGTTGTATTTACTGGAAACCCTGCCGAAGGGGAAGAAGAGGACACCGTACACGGTGGAGCTATGTGGGCGCGTATGCCGATAACTGCGCTTGTTGGTGATATTCCTTTAGAAGAATGGCCCGAGCCAATGGAAACCTACGACGCACAACCTTGGGACTGCGCGTCTCATTACAACTCTGTTTACATTATGGACAGAACAACGCCTTGTCCGTGGATGGCTAAGATAAACGGTGAAATGCACCCTGCAAAGTATTTGTTCACGGTAGACTACACTGATAGCGAAATTGCTGATGATCCGGCACAACACAAACAAAACCACGTGCTTCAACTATTAGATGCAGGGGAATGGACGGGTAATATTGTGGCGTTACCTAACAATCGTGTTCGTGTAACGCACCCTGCGTGGTTTCAGACGGGAGAAGGCGCTCCGGACTTTAAACCATCTCAGCATATACATTATTCTAAATCTGATTTAGACTACACACTAGATGTTAACAAGGTTTTTGATAACCTTTATAACGAGGAATAAAATGACGCTTTCTAACAGCAAAGATTTTGAACCGGATGTTGCTGAATATGTTGAAGAGGCATTTGAGCGATGTGGTTTAGAGGTTCGTACTGGTTACGACCTAAAGTCTGCTCGGCGTTCTCTCAATCTTTTGCTCGCAGAGTGGGCCAATAGGGGCCTTAATCAGTGGACTATTAAGCAACGTACCCTCACAACAATAGCGGCGGACGGAACTTACGACCTTAGTGCGGATGTAATAGACATTTTGTCTATTGTCGTACAAAGGGACAGCACTGATTACTCGCTAACTAGGTTAAGCAGGGATGGTTTTCTAACAATTCCGAACAAAACAACGCAAGGCCGCGTAAACCAGTTCTTTTTAGATCGTCAAAACACGCCTGTTTTAAACGTTTGGCCTGTTCCAGACAACTCAACAGACGTAATTTACTACAATGCTTTAACCCGCATGGACGATGCGGACGTTTACACTAACACGCTTGATCTTCCCTTTAGGTTTTACCCCTGTTTAACGGCAGGATTGGCTTACTACATTGCTTTAAAACGCGCACCTAACCGTGTTCAAATGTTAAAAGCTATGTATGAAGAAGAATTTGACCGTGCGGCAACAGAAGATCGTGATCGGTCTTCTTTTAACGTTGTTCCAAACTATCAGTATTATAGGACAAACTAATGGCCAAGTTTGCTTCTGGAAAAAAAGCTTATGCAATATCTGATCGGTCCGGGTTCCGGTATCGGTATAAAGACATGCGCCGGGAGTGGAATGGCTTACTTGTTGGTCAAGATGAGTACGAGCCCAAGCAGCCTCAACTTGGTCCTTTTAGAAAAGTTGTTGATCCTCAAGCGTTGGAGAACGCTCGTCCAGACTCTCCCAACCCTACCAGTGCGTTTTTGGTTATAACTACAAATAGCGTTGTTTACTTGGGGAATGGCAACTGGGCAAGTGGTGGAACAGCGGAACTTCCTTCTGAATTAACCATAACAACTGCCTTAGAGGGCGGTGTGGGCACGGTATCGGTGGTAACAACATGAGTTTTACATATGCAGAACTAAAACAAGCGATCCAAGACTTTGCAGACAACAATGAGACAACGTTTGTAAATAACTTGCCGGTTTTTATACGACAGGCAGAAGAACGTATTTTAAAAAGCGTTCAACTCAACTTGTTTCGCAAAAATGTAGAAGGAAATATGTCAAGCTCCGACAAATATTTGGCTTGTCCTAGTGATTTTCTTGCGCCATTTTCTTTATCTTTTGTTGATTCAAGCAGTGACTCTGTTTTTTTAGACTTTAAAGACACAGATTTTATACAATCGTTTACTCCTAACAGCGCGACCACAGGAAACCCGAGATATTACGCTGTTTTTGACATAAACAATTTTATCATAGCCCCTACGCCAAGCTCTGCCTTTAACGTTGAACTTCACTACTATTATCGACCGGCTAGTTTAACCACCTTGGCTGGAACGGGCACTACTTGGCTGAGTGAAAATGCGTCTATTGCCATACTTTACGGAAGTCTTGTTGAGGCTTATATTTACATGAAGGGTGATGCCGACATGATGGCTCTTTATGAAAAGAGGTTTGCCGAGGCTATTATGGGAATGAAAGGACTTGGCGAATCTAAAGAAGTCACGGATGAATACCGCACCGGAGTAGTGAGGAGACCTAAACAATGAATATCCCAGCCTTAGACATTGGTCTTTCCAAGGACTTTGCGGTTGAAGTTCATACTTCAAACGGTCGTGGGTTTAACCCCGAGGAAATTGCAGAACGTTGCGCTGACAAAATTATCTCAGTTTCCGACACCGCACACCCTGCTATACAAGCGCAGGCCCGTGCTTTTAAAGATAACATTGTTAAGCTTGTAGAATTTTATTTAGCAGAAGCTGTTAAAAATGACAGAACTACTGTATATAATGCACTAACCGACGCGGGACACCCGGAGCTTGCGTCACTTATTAGGAGATTGTGACATGGCCTTTAATGGTAACTTCATGTGTACGAGCTTTAAGCAAGAACTTCTTGAGGCCAAGCACAACTTTTTGAACAGTGGGGGCAGCACGTTTAATTTAGCTCTTTACACGAATAGTGCCACTTTTACAGCGGCAACTACTGCGTACACTTCAACCAACGAAATAACCAACACTGCGGGAAGCGCGTACTCTGCCAAGGGTGTGGCCCTAACACGGGTTAATCCTTCGGTTTCGGGTACTACCGCTCTCACCGACTTTGCGGATGCTTCTTTTAGTTCTGCGACGTTTACCGCTCGCGGCGCTTTGATATTTAACGACTCAGCTTCAGGCGATCCCTCAGTGGTTGTTCTGGATTTTGGTGCAGATAAAACAGCAACTAACGGTACTTTTACGGTGGTTTTTCCCACTGCTGACGCCAGCAACGCGATTATTCGGATAGCCTAATGGCCGACATGGTAGTTGCCTATTTAGGGTGGAACTCTTCTAGTCAAGGCTGGAATGGTGGCACTTGGGGCAACGACGTGGCTCTACCCGGATCAACGGGTTCTGTAGGATCAGTTGTTGTTGCGGCAACTGCCGTTGTCCCCGTTACGGGGTTAACTTCCACGGGCTCTGTAGGATCAGTTTCTGTCACAGGAACAGCTAGTGTGGCTGTAACGGGAATAGCTGCAACGGGTTCTCCCGGAGCGGTGACGGTTACGGGAACTGCCTTATTTAGTGTAACAGGGGTTTCGGGAACGGGGCAAGTTGGAGATGTTGGGGCTCTTATTGAAATTGACGTTGATGTACCCGTTACGGGTCTTTCAGCTACGGCCTCAGTATCTCCAGAGGGAGTTCTTGTTTGGGGAAGTATTGTCCCAGATCAAAATCCGGGGTATAGTAGCATAACGCCGTCTCAATCTCCCGGATTCACCGAAATTGCAGCGTAAGGATTTAAAAAATGGCTAGTACATATGTAAATGACCTAAGATTAGAAGAAATCGCTACGGGCGAGCAATCTGGTACTTGGGGCGACACAACAAACACAAATTTAGAATTAATTGCGGAAGCGTTCTCTTTTGGCACAGAAGCCATAACAACAAACGCCGACACGCACACAACTACGATTGCGGATGGGGCCACTGATCCCGGACGCTCAATGTTCTTGAAGTACACTGGTACGTTGGACTCTGCCTGTACAATTACAATTGCACCTAACACGGTTAGCAAGTTGTGGTTTATTGAGAACGGAACCTCTGGTTCACAGAACATCCTTATATCCCAAGGGTCTGGGGCTAACATTACAATCCCACCGGGCGACACTAAAGCCATCTATTCAGATGGCGCTGGTTCTGGCGCGGCAATGGTTGATGCTTTTGCCTCTTTGTCTGTTGTTGATCTCAAGGTTCAAGACGATCTGACGGTTACGGATGATGTGGCGATTGGCGGATTAGCCACAATCGGTGAAACCCTTGCTGTAACAGGCGTAGTCACAGCCAACGCTGGTGTGGTTGTAGATAATATTACAATAGATGGTCAAGAAATTGACGTAAGTTCTGGCGATTTAACCCTAGACGTTGCAGGGGATATTTTACTTAATGCTGACGGTGGAGATATTTTCTTAGCCGATGACTCTGTAACTTTTGGTAAACTAAAAAACTCTTCTTCTCATTTCTTTATTCAAAGTTTAGTTGCTGACAAAGATATTCTAATAATTGGTAATGATGGTGGCAGTGAGGTGACTGCGGTAGAGTTTGATATGTCTGACGCTGGTACAGCTATTTTTAATCACGACATAAAACTTTCTGACAACAGCAGGATCATTTTTGGTGGTGGTTCCGATTTAGCTATATATTCAAATGGTACAGACGGAAGGATGGAAGCACCTAACGGCGACCTAGTGGTTGATGTAGCTGGCGATATCGTCCTTGATGTTGATGGTGCAAATGTATTCTTAAAAGATGGTGGCTCAGAGTATGTTAGATTTACGCAAGTCAGTGGTGGTTTGCGTATTCAAACAGTTGCTCAAGATGCTGATATTGTTTTTCGAGGCAATGATAATGGTGGTGATGTAGACGCCCTCACCCTTGATATGAGTGACGCTGGTTCTGCTATATTTAACAATGCTATATATTTAAATGCTGACCTGATTCACACAGGGGATACTGATACACAATTTCAGTTCTCAAACGCAAATGAAATGAGACTTATTGCAGGTAATGTAGAAACATTTAAAACTACAGCTAGTGAAGTTTCAGTTAATGATCAATCCGCAGACGTAGACTTCCGTGTTGAAACTAATGCACAAGCGAATGCATTTGTTATAGATGGTGGTTCAGACACCATTACAATGACTCAGCAAGTTGTTACTATGACGCACAGTGGCAATGGACCGCAATTAATCTTACAATCGACTGACACTGATAGTAGTGGTGGTCCTCAGTTAACTTTATTTCGTAACTCTTCTAGTCCTGCTGATAATGATAATGCAGGACGAATAGTTTTTAGTGCTGAAAATGATGCTGGAGAAGAAATTGATTATTCTAGAATAATAACCTATATACCTGATGTTTCTAACGGCTCAGAAGATGGAGCATTTCAACATTATATATTTAAGGATGGGACATCCATACAGCGTTTAGAGCATTCTCCATCTGAAACGGTATTTAATCAAGATTCCGCAGACGTAGACTTCCGTGTTGAGAGTGACGGTGCAACTCATATGCTGATGGTGGATGCAGGGGCTAATCTGGTCCTTGTTGGCGGTGGTACTAACACCTCTGGTGGGGCAAAGTTTAAAGTTGCTGAGTCTTCGCAGAATTGTGAGCTTTCGCTAAATGCCACATCTAGTGCAACTGATATTGTGAGCTATAACAGAAATAGCGGGGCTTATCATCCTCTTTTCTTATCCGCTTCAAATATAACTCTTGTTCCTACGGCTGGAAGTTCGGTGATTTTTAACGACGCTGGTGTAGACGCTGACTTCCGTGTTGAGAGTGATGGCAACACTCATGCGCTGTTCGTGGATGGTAGTAATAGCATAGTTCATATTGGGACAAGCGACCCAAGCGTTGCAGGAAACACTGGAAGTGCATCGGGAATTAACCTTGATAGCGGTGGCGGCATTGAGGCTGCCGCTTATCAAAAGGTCGTAGCTTATTTCAACCGCATGAATAATGATGGCACAATAGTCGATCTTAGACAAAACGGAACATCAGAAGGTAGTATATCGGTTTCTGGATCAACTGTTAGTTATAATGGTTTTGCTGGCCGACACGAAAGTTCTGGAATTGCTACAAATACAGCAGTCGGAACTGTTGTTAGCACTATAGATGAGTTGGATACATATCCCGCAGACTCAACCAAAGCAGGTCAAACAAGAGCAGACCACGCAAAGGTAAAGGTTTCAGACTCTGTTGGCGATGCCCGTGTATATGGGGTTGTAGATGACTTTGATGAAAACGATAAGTTGTTTGTTGTATCGGTGGGAATTGCATCTGTAAAAGTAACAGGTTCTTGTTCTGGTGGTGATCTTCTTGAGAGCAACGGCGATGGCACAGCTAAAGTACAATCAGATGACATCGTAAGAAGTAAAACAATCGGAAAAGTAACAATCGGCAATAGCAACACAGGCGTTAAACTTGTGTCTTGCGTTATGTATTGCGGATAACACACAGCCATAAAG